GAGAGGGGGGGGGGGGGGGGCGCGGTAACGCGCCCTCGTCGAAAGTAATGCGGTGGATGGAGTACGGCTTTTTGCCCGCACGAATGTCGGTAATCAGCTCGTTGAACGGATTGTCCACCCCGTCATGCGTAGAGATGATATGCACCTGGCCGCCCCACATCAGCAATGCCATTGCCGCTTTGAGCAGCTCGCCGAGCTGCTCGTGGAACGCCGCCTCGTCGATGATGACGCGCCCCTGCTTACCGCGAAGGTTTGAGGGGCGACTGGATAAGGCAGTAACGCGCCAGCCGGACGCGAAACGGATGACGAAGGCGAGGACGGATTTTTTGTCGTCCCCCTCGACGAACACCTCCTCGGTCTCTTCGATTTCTCCGCCGCCAAACCGTAGAATTTCGCCCAGTTGGCACAATCACGGATAAACTCCAAAGCCATGTCTTTGTTGTAGCCTATGTACCATGCGTCCATGCCGCCCGATGAGGCGGCAAGTAAGGCGGTATCGGCAGCCTCGCCCCAGCTCAGACCGATGCGTCGGGATTTTTCGCAGAGTTTGACGGGAGAGTTATCGGCGCACCAACGCTGCTGGTAAGGCAGCAATGCCGATGGCGTTCGGTCTTCGGTTTTGGTCGTCATGATGCGATACCTAAAATCTGTTTGCGGATGGCTTCGGCAGCCGCGTCGGACAGCCCGCCTTTTTTTGCCTGCTTGGCCACGTTTTCGGCGGCGGCTTCGACTTTGGCTTTAACTTTTGCCTGATATTCCTTCAGGCGCGTACCGGCGGTAATCAGCCCGCTGATTTTGCGCGCGCCCTCGCTCATAATACCGAAGCGGTCAAGCGCGTTTAACTCGTCTTCGGGCATCTCACCAATCTGCACCAATGCCTCAAACAACTCTGTCTGCAACATCGCCATCAAGGCTTCGGAGCGGGTATCCCCCTCGTCTGCCGCACCTTCGGCAATCAGGCGTGCCGCTTCGGTGCTGTTTTTGATGGCGGCAAACCGACGCTGTACTTTTTGGCCGTACCGATGGGCGGCGGAGCGGCTGATTTCGTATCCCTGTTGCTGCAACCATTCGGATAATGCCTGATAGTCGGCGAAGCCGTTTTCGACGAGTTTCCGTTCGAACTCGTGGCGTACAGCTTCGGGGAGTTGGTCGATGACGCTGCGTTTTGCCATATCAGCTCCACACTTTTTCGGGGCGGGCGATACCGGCGCGGCACTCGACTGTGTATTCGGCAATATCGACACCCAAACTGGTCAGGTCGGCAAACCACAAGCCGTGCGGTGCTTTATTCAGCTCGACCATTTTGCGGTCGGCAAGGTAGTCGAGCTGCTGGCGCAGTTCGGTGGCGGTGGTCTGCGGGTAAATCGCGTTCATGATGTCCAGCAGAAAGGCCTCGCTGGTGGTATGAGGGCGGGCTTTATTAAGGGTGTTGATGATGTTCCAACGCATCCCCTCGCGGCGTTGTTTGGCAATCAATTCTTGGCTAATCATTTCTTTACGCTTTCCATTTTGTATATTTCGGTGAGTTTTTCGGCGACGTTGTCGAGCTTGGCTTCGAGGACGACCTGATTGCGGATGTAGTCTTCCCGCAAAACATAGGTCAGGGGCAGTCCGGCGTTGAATTCCGCCAGTTTGTTTTCCATGATTTCGACTTTGCCTTGCAGGCGCTCTTGCTGTTTTTGGCGTTCGTCCTGCTGCTCGCGGAATTGCGCCAGCAGCATTTTGCCGAAGGTAAAACAGATGCCGAGGAAGGAGAGAAGAAATCCGACCAACTGCCAAAATTCGATGTGTATAAAGGTTTTTTCCATTTTTAAGGCCATCCGTGTTCGAAATATTCTTGGCAAACGATGCAGCGGGTGCAGCCTTTGACTGCTTTTCGCCTTGCGTCCGGTATCGGGCTGCCGCAATCTTCGCAATGGCTCAGGCTGTCGGCACGTTCCGGTGTGTTTTGATGTTTCGCCAGGGACTCTTCCAAAAATATGGCTTCACGCTCTGATGCGCGGTCGGCAAAATCAGTCATTTTTCAGACGGCCTTTCGTGTACCAGTCCTGCCACCCGGAGACTTGGACTTCCAATTTTTGGCAGTATTCGCCGTAACGTACGGCATGGTTTAAGAGTTGTTCGGGTGAGCCGCCGGTCGGACGCTCAGGGCGTTCGTATTTGACCAGCAGCCCGGTAGATACAGGCGGCAAATCCACTGTCGGTACGGTTTTAATCGGGGTATCCGAAGGCACGGTTGTATAGGTGCAGGCTGTTAGAGCCGATACCGTTAAAACCATTGCCGTCTTTTTTAATCGCGTCATGCGTTTGCTCCTGTAAAGTGTTTTTATTTTTATCCAGTTCGCTCAGGGCGGATGCCAGCTCGATGCTTTGATGCTGCGCGAAGTCATGCCAACGCTTCGTTTCCGCCTGCGCTTTTTTAAGCTCGTCGGCGTATTGTTTGGCTGCCGCCATTGATGAGTTTTGGTAGGCGGTAATCAGGGCGGTTTGCTTGGCATCGGCTTTGTCGGCGGCATAGTGATAACCGCTTAGCCAGATGCCCAAAACAATCAATGCACGCCATGCCAATGCCGATTTGTTTTTGTACAAAAAATCAATCATTGCCGCTCCATTCTTCCGGATTCTCGGATTTTTTGATTTCCGCCAACTGCGGTACGGTGGCAATGCCGCGTTTGATTAAGGCGTAGCCGCCGACCATTGCTCCGTATGCCCACCAAAGCCATTCGGGGGCATCGGGCGAGAGCGAGAATTTATAGGTCATCGCTGCGGCGGCAACGTTTGCCCATAATTTGGTATGGCTGATTTTTCCGGTTGCGGGATTGGAGACTAAACCGCCCAGCCATCGGAAAAAGCCGGTCATTTTTGACGGTTTTTCTTCGCGGCGCGTTTCGCTGCCGCTACCCCGCTTGGACGGTGAGGCATCGTCCGACATCCCTGAGAAGGTATAGCTGAACGAATGCCCAGATCGACGCTGAAACTGGGAGACATCACGGCGGCCATTAGGGCGAGTAAAGACTTTTTTGACATGATTGCTCCTTTTTTAATCAATGTTGTCCGCTGATGCGTGGATCAGGTTTTGCGCGACGCGGCGGACCCAACCTTTACCGAAAGACGTGAACGTACCGAGCTTGGTATAAAAGACCAGACGCTCGGCGTTGAACCGCAATAAAAGGTCGTTTTCGGGGAGGGAATTGATGGCTTTGAGACTGATTTCGCCGATGATGCCGTCGTCCGGCACGCCTGCGGCGCGTTGGAGCATACGGGCGGCATTGCCGTAACCGTGGTTGACGCAGGCATCAAAAAATTGGAAAGCGACCGCTTCGGGCATTTGGTCTGCGTGGTAACGCTCCCAAAACGCCTTTTGATAAATGCCGATAGCCTGTTCGCGGGTCATGGCGCGCATGGAACCGTTAAAGCCGTTTGCCATTGCGGTACGCTTGGTGATGCCCCAGTTGGTTTCGCCGCCGGGGTCTTTGGGATGGTTGACGTAACCGCCCTCGTGAGAGAGGACGCGGTTGATGAATTGGTTGAATTTGTCTGACATGGAAAAATCCCTGTATTGAGGTTGAAATCAATACAGGGATTTTAGAAAAGGTCGTCTGAATGGGCTTTTAAAGGGGGTTAAAACCCGTCTTTAATCGAATTGTTTACCTCAAAACACAATCGGCAATAAGTTTGTCCAATTTTCGGACATCAATACCTTTAAGCAGATTGATTTTGATGTGTCCGGCGCGGGTCCAAAGTTCCAATTCGGCTGAAAAATCCAAAAAGCCCGCAGCATTTTCACTAGACCACATGTTGATATTGGCATAAGGCAACGAATAGATTTCCACTTTTTTCCCGCGCAGGCCTTGTGCATCACGAACAATCAACCGTTTGTCGGTAAAAACGGCACTATCGCGCATGGTTTTATACGCCGCAATGGGCTGTTCTCCTGCGACCAACAGCTCGCCGACATCGGCAGGAATCGGACATTCTTCGGTAAAAGTCCAAGCAAGCAGGGGCGTTAATTCAGCCATCATGTTTCCTTTTATTGAAGTTTTAAAAACAGCGTTTTCTCAACGCCTCTTTTTGTGCGGCTTTGAGTGCGTCAAATGCCGCAATCCTTTTTTCCGTATGCCCCGCTGCCATTTTCTTAAATAAGGCGGAAGTCTCTTTGTTTTTTTCCCTTTTGAAAATCAATGCGGCTTTATTGCAGATGGCTTCAAGATAAATTTCTTTATAAAAGGCCGTCTGAAATTTCATACAGTCAAACCCTTTGGTTTCGAGTTTGATAAAAGCTGTCATATTTTCAATCAGATATACCAACTCATATTTGGCCCCTCAAAATAGCCTGCCTGCTGGAGAAATAAAGGCAGACGTAGGAGTTGAGCAACGGTTTGTGCTTCGGACTGTCGTAAGGCGACTTCACGCGCCCGATACAGGCAGGAGAGTGCGGAATCCCAATTTTTTTTGTCTTTGTATGTGGTTGCCTGACGGTTCAACTCGGCAATATCTTCACCATGGATTTTGACGGATGGGGTATAGCGTTGGTTAGGTTGAAGTAAGGAAAGAATCTGTTCCATCGTCTGTCAGTCCCTATAGATGCCTCTTCTCAACAAGTCATTATAGTAATGCCAGTCTTCTAAAATTTCTTGTTTTTGCCTTTTGATTTTTTGAGCTTTTTGCTGTTTCCAATACAAACAGGCCATATTCGCCATCATCAAAACCACAAAATTCGTCCAATGCTCTTTTACATTACCGCTCCCAAAAGGTTGCATCTCCCATTCCCGATACCATTCAAATACTAAAAAAGACAGCAACAAAATAAATAAGATAGAAGCAATATTGGGAATATTGAAAAATTGCCGGTATCGAAGGCTTTTATAATCCTCGGCACACTCCTTCAAGCGCAACCGAAGCTCTTGCTCGGTATGAACGCCATGCTGCCCGTATATTATCGTCCCGATATTTTCTGTCTGTATCAACTGACCGACTTTCCCGATTTTCATATTATCTCCTTAAAATTTGAAATTCCCGCCTTTAACAGTTTCTATGTTGTCTGCCTGTACTATTTGACCAACTTTCCCAATATGAGTATTGTTTTTTACTCTCGGCTTTTCAGCCGAAAATGCGGCTTTTTTCTCTGCCCTGCGCGCAACCATCAGAATCATTTCGCGGTCGGCTGCTGCCGTTTCGCGGAACAGGGCAAGCAGTTCTTTTTCTTCGGGACTCAAGGAGTCAGGCGGCAAGGCGACTGTTTCGCCGCGCCTGCCGTGCATGACGTATTGAACGTCTATGCCAATCTGCTCAAAAGAGAAAAGTTTTTCACTTGAAGGTTTATTCTCACCTCGCTCCCACTTTCCCCACATTTCACGAGAAACACCACATTTTTTAGCTATTTCAGCTTGGTTTAGTCCCAATTTTTTTCTTTCTTCTTTCAATCGGTTACCAAAAAGATAATAATTTTCCACATTTAATCCTTGAAAAAGAGAAAAAATTTTCTCATAATTCACGCATCAGTAATGCACTAGTTAATTTCTAGTACATAAACAGTTCACTATTTTATCACAATGAGAAAGGGCTATCTATGGCTATAACTATCGAAAAATTAAAAGAAAATTTTGCCCAAAACGGCCAAACGCTGGCGCAGTGGGCAAGAGAGAACGGCTTTAAGCCGCGCGATGTGTATCTGGTGGTCGGCGGACAGCGTAAAGGCAACTACGGCAAGGGGCACGAAATTGCCAAGAAACTGGGACTGAAATAAGGAGGATGCGGATGGTAGAAAGTAAAAGGGTACAGCGACTATTGAGGGTCTTTATCGCGCTTGACGAGCATCCGATTATCGGTCTGAGTAATAAAGATTTATCGGTTGGGCTGGGGATGACACCAACACAAATCAGTAGGGATCTCGATGATTTGATTGCTTCTGGGTTGGTGGTCAAGTTGGATAACGGAAACTACGCCTACGGCATCAAAACCCTGCAAATTGCAGAGCGATTTAGAAAACAGCAAGAGCGGTTAAATGCGCGCTTGCAAGAATTGGAAAACCGAATTTACTAAATGCGACGACGTCGTCGCATTTGAGGAGCAAAAGAAATGGCAACAGAAATTTTAGGACATACGGTCGGCGCAACGGCAAACGAACTGGCTATCCACAGCATGGAGGTTATGGACAAGTTTTCGAACGGCGAGGCCTACAACGAGACGGTATGGATTGAGCGAGGACGATTCGCGGTACGCCAAACAATGGAAGGGATGTTTGAGCTGGGGCGCGCGCTGATCATCATCAAAGAGCATACGCCGCATGGGCGTTTTGCCGAAATCGCTGAAAAAGAATTCGGCCTCGGACGGCGGGAATCTCAAAGATTGATGAATGCCACCCTCCGATTTATCGACCCGAAAATGAAACAGGTGCAGCATAAGCTGATGACGTTGGGCAAATCCAAACTGCTCGAGCTGCTGGTTGAAGACGACGACACTTTGTTGGAGCTTGCCGAAGGCGGTGAGGTCAACGGCAACACTTTTGACGATGTTGACCGTATGACGGTCAAGGAGCTGCGCGTCGCCCTGCGCGAAAGCCGCGAAACGGCGGAAGCGAAAGATAAGGTAATTGCCGATAAAAATAAAAAGGTCGATGAGCTGGCAGAAAAGCTGTCGAAAAAGCAGACGGGTGTCAAAGAGCCTAAACCTGCGGATGTGGGCATCGAGCTGACGATGCAGCTTGGCAGCTTGGAAGTCGGTATCCGCTCGCAAATCAGCCGATTGCGCGAGATGTTCGAACAGATGGCGGCTCACGGCGAGGCGCATGGATTTGACCACCGCGCGAAGATGGTCGGCACGCTCAATCAAATTATTTTGGACTGCGAGCAACTGCGCGAAAGCTATGCTCTACCGACCGAAGCACCGACAGACAATGTGCCGGAATGGTTGGGCGGTGAAACGGGAGAAGGCGATGAATCCGGCAATGATTGAGCGTCTTAAGGCAGTCGAGAATCAGGCGGAAGCAATGGGACGCGGCGCACGCTCTGCATATCTTAAGCAGCAGGCGCAGGAATTGGGCATCAGCCTTGCCACGCTATACCGCAAGCTGGAGGCGGTCAGCGTCAAGCCGACGCGCAAACGGCGCAGCGATGCGGGCAAGACGGAACTGAAACCAGAAGAAGCCAAATTGATTTCGGCGGTTTTGGTGGAGGCGATGAGGCGCAACGGCAAGCGGTTGATGTCAGTGCGGCAGGCGGTGGAAATGCTGCGCGCCAACGGAAAAATCGAGGCGGCGCGGATTGATGAGGAAACCGGGGAAGTCATCCCCCTTTCTGAAAACACTATTACCCGAGCTTTACGAGAGTACAAGCTGCATCCCGACCAACTGCTCCAACCCGACCCGGTCAGTCGGATGAAATCAGAACATCCGAACCATTGTTGGCAAATCGACCCGAGTTTGTGCGTTTTGTATTACCTACCACGTCAGGGTAAGGATACGGGGCTGCGGGTGATGAAGGAAGAGGAGTTTTATAAAAACAAGCCGAAAAACGTCGTCAAAATCGAAAACGACCGCGTCTGGCGGTACACGGGGACAGACCATGCCTCCGGCACGATTGCGGTGCGTTATTACTTCGGCGGCGAGACCAGCGCGAACCTCTGCGACTTTTTCATCTACATGATGCAGCAAAAGGCAGACCCGTTAAAAGACCCGTTTCGCGGCGTACCGCGCATGGTCATGCTTGACCCGGGCAGCGCGAATACTTCGGCAGCGTTTAAAAATTTGTGCAAGTCGTTGGATGTGCATGTGCAAATCAACAAGCCGGGCAATCCGCGTGCCAAAGGGCAAGTAGAAAAAGCTAACGATATTGTCGAAACGGCATTTGAGAGCGGGTTGCGCTTTACCGAGGTGCACGACATCGACCAGCTCAATGCTTTATCGGAACGGTGGATGCGTTACTACAACGGTACGCAAAAGCACAGCCGCCACGGCATGACCCGCTATCAGGCGTGGAACAAAATCAAACCCGAGCAGCTCATCCTGCCGCCGCCTGCAGATTATTGCCGAGAGCTTGCCATCAGCGCGCCGAAAGAGGCGAAAGTCTCGGCGGATTTGGAAATCCGCTTCGGCGGACGGGTATATAGCGTGAAAGGCATCAAGGGGATTTTGGTCGGTTAGAAGGTTTTGGTCGGTAAGAACCCTTGGGAGGTAAACGGGGCGCGGGTCGCCACTTATGACGCGGAGGGTAACGAGGTTTGGGTATCCGTACCCGAAGTAGTTTTTGACGAGATGGGCTTCAGGGCTGACGCCGCGGTCATCGGGGCGGAATACAAAGCCCCTGCCGATACGGACGCGCAGCATCATCGAAAAGAGCTGGACAAGCTGGCGATGGGTGCGGAAACGCTGGAGGCGGCAGCCGCCAAACGCAAAGACAAAGCAGTCCCATTCGGCGGCGAAATCGACCCGTACAAACATCAGGAAGATACGCTCGCCGCGCGAAATACGCTCTTTATGCCCAAACAGGGACAGCAGATGGCGTACAACCGGATGGAAGTCTCTGAGCAGGTATTGAGCAAGGTCGAAATCGCCAAACGCTTAAAACCCCGCGTCGAGGCAGACGGCGGCGACTGGAAACAGGCGATGGCGGTCATCCTCAAACACTACTCGGAAGGCGTGGTCGAGAGCAAATTGGACGAGGTTTACGACAGGCTCAAGACGATGGGTCGTCTGAAACTGCATAAAACCGGTTAGGCAAATGCGACGACGTCGTCGCATTTGAAAAAAAGGGAAAGCATGAAACAGACCTTTAAGCAAATCGGCAAATCCTATGCCGCCGCGGCAGCCGAAATCGGATGCAGCAAGCCGATGCTGGTGGCGGTAGTCAATCACGGGCAATGGCCGAAAAAAAACGCAGCCGAGCTGCGAAGGAAATTGAAACAATTTTTTGAAACGAATGGTGCGGAAATCCCAGCGAGCCTGAGAAACGAGCCGGAAGCCGCACCTGCCCAAGCAACTTACGAAGACAAGGACAATGAGATGTTACTACGAAAAGCAACTTTAAACCAAGCGGCAAAACAACATTTTAGCCTATTCCGCGATCCGTTTAACGACGAAATCCAGTCTGCGGACGATGTGTATATGACGCCGGATGTGCGCTATGTGCGCGAGGCAATGTTTCAGACGGCCTGCCACGGCGGTTTTGTGGCGGTGGTCGGTGAAAGCGGCGCGGGTAAATCCACACTGCGAGAAGACCTGCAAGACCGTATCAACCGCGAAGGCCGACAAATCATCCTGATCGAGCCTTATGTCTTGGCAATGGAGGACAACGACCAAAAAGGCAAAACGCTTAAGGCAGTACATATTGCCGAGGCCATTTTGGAGGCAGTATCGCCGGGAACCAGCCCTAAACGCAGTCCGGAAGCACGTTTCCGCCAAATCCACCGCGCTTTGTCGGAAAGCGCGAAAGCAGGCAACAAACACTTGCTCTTGATCGAAGAGGCGCACGGCCTGCCGCTGCCAACCCTGAAACACCTGAAACGCTTTTTTGAGCTAAAAAACGGGTTTGAACGCCTGCTCGGGATTGTCTTAATCGGTCAGACGGAGTTGGCACAAAAACTTAGCGAAAACAATCCTGCGGTGCGCGAGGTGGTGCAACGCTGCGAAGTGGTTACGCTCTTGCCGCTGACCGACGGCAAGCTCGAAGGCTATCTCAAGCACAAATTTGACCGCGTCAATGCGGATATGGCAAAGATTTTAGACCAGAGTGCGATTGATGCAGTTGCCGAGCGTCTGACAGTCAAAAGCCGCACGAGCAAGGGATTAGAAACCAACAGCCTACTCTATCCGCTGGCGGTCAACAACTTGGTGGCGGCAGCGATGAATCAGGCGGCGGAGCTTGGTTTTGAGATGGTTGACGGCGATGTGGTACGGGGGGTGTGAGATGGATAACAAATTCGGAAAATTTATTGACCCCAATCACTTGCTGCTCCCACTTAGAAAACAGGTAGCTACCGGGAAAGTCGGCAGCATGGAATACACGATGGAAATCTCTGTGGGATGTGAGCCGATGGTCGTCAGTAAAGCTACTGGGAAGCGGTTTGTATTGACTTGGCAGGACATAGTGGAGTTAGCCGTTCTGGCCGGAATCAACGAATCGGAAGAGTCTGAAAAATAAAGGGGAAATCATGAAAAAAGATGAAATCGAATTTGCCATTGTAATTGTGCTGCTGTCCATCGTCGTGGCCATACAGGCAATGCTGACCGAACCTTGCCGCCAAAAACAGCCTATGCAGATCAACGTCTATGACAGGGGGCAGTACAAATGAGGGGTTTATGGATATTAACCGTCATGTTGGCCTCCTGCCAGCCGGTCGCGGCAACGGCAGAACAAAGGGATGCTCTGGAAGCTGATAAAAACTGGGAAGCAGTTTATGGCGGAATGAGCGAGACAGACAAAATAACAGGCGTGGTTTTGGAACCCGCGGGAGCAGAAAAATGAACAGGGATTACAGCAAAATAAAAGTATCAGTTTGGCGGGAGAAAGGCGGTCATCTTGCCGCCGAGCTGACAACGGTATCGGGTCAGTTTGTGATGATGTATGTGTCGTCTCAACTATCGGATGAAGTTGAGGATGTGGTTCAGACGGCATTGCGGTGCTTGAGCCGTAAGGATTTGGAGGCGGCGCGATGACAATTTATCTAAATATCGCCCGCGACGGCATTATCAAGATTACTCAGGATGCTGCTTTGGGTAACCAAGAAGGCGATACAGATTACCTGAGTAAAGAGCTGAATGAGGGCTGTACGCTTGAAGAAGTTTATGCGGTTGTCGCCGCAAATACATCTTGGAAAAACGGGTTGTTTTATTACCCTCCGGTGGATGTAGAAGATGGTGATCGGGCATGTGATGCAGCTATTGATTTTTCCGACTTGGTTTACTGCAGCCTTAAAAGTCTGATGGAGGCGAGAACATGAAAGTACGCTGCCCTACCTGCGGTGCGGTGATGAGCTTGGATGTATTAATCGCCCATGACGATGCCCGCGAAGCCCTGATTGCCCTGACCGGCATTTCAGACGACCTTTTTAAGGCGGTATTGCGGTATCTGACGCTTTTTCGCCCCGCAGAAAAGGATTTAAGTTTTAACCGGGTTTCAAAGCTTGTCGGCGAGATTGCGCCGATGATACGGGACGGCAAGATTGTCCGTAACCGAAAAACGTACCCGGCCCCGCGCGAGGCTTGGATTTGGGCGGCAACACGATGCCTTGAAGCACGGGATGCGGGAAAGCTGACACCGCCGCTGACCAGCCACGGTTATTTATTGGAAAACATTACGTTTTGGTCGCCTGAAAAGACGGCGGGAACGGCGGTTTTGCCCTCTCCCCAACCCTCTCCCGCGGGAGAGGTGGCAAGCACCAAATTGAGGAGCGGGTTGGGCGGTTTGATGGAGTGGTCAAATGGAGGCGAAGAATAACTGGCTCAAAAAAGTAATCGCGCAGGGTTTTATGATGCTCGCCGCCCTAAACCTCAAAGGCCGCCCTGCCTCGGCGGATTTGACGGCAGTCGCCGAACTTTGGTTGGGCATACTGAGCGGCCGGTCGTGGCAACCGGAACAGGACGGAATCAGGATACAGGCAGCCTTTAGGGCTATCGCGGCATCCTCGTCAGAGTGGCCAAACCCTGCCGACCTTATCAAACACCTGCCGCCGCCCGAAATCAGGATGGTGCCGAAATTGGAAAAGAAGCACCGTCCGACCGAATACGGCAAGGCGCAGGCCGCCAAACTCAAACAGACACTCAGCCTGCTGGAAAGCTCTCCTTGCATGAACAGGGATTGGATACACGGGCCACGCCACCGGTCGGTGGATGAGTGTAAAAGGATTAATGCCGCAAGGCAGAAGGGAAATAAATAGCCAAATGAGTACGTTTTTTGACAATCAGGAATCCGACTTAATAAACGAATTTCTGACGGAATACTGGGAAGAGTTTGAAAAATTTGCCGCCAACAACGGATTTGATGACGATTTATTAAAGCAAATATCAATGGAATTGGAAGGACGTAGGAAGCATTATGAGTAATGGGATGAATGAGAAAGGAAAGGCTATGAACGATTTGGACATGAGTCAATACCGCAAGGACGCGCGCGGTGCGCTGGTGCCAGTATCCGCCATCAAGGAAATCGACCTTTTACGCGACGATTTGGTGCGTGAGTTGGTTGCCAAAGTGCTGCCTGTGAAGACAGAGCTGGCAACACTCAAACGTGAAGCAATGGCTGAAGCTAACGCCTTTATCGATATGAGTGTGGAACAGTATGGTGTGAAGCGCAGTGTCAAAGGCAATACTACTCTGCACAGCTTTGACGGCAAATACAGAATTCTAATTGCCAATCATGACGTGCTGCAGTTCGACGAGCGCATCCAAGCCGCTAAAGCTTTGATTGACGAGTGTCTCGACGACTACACCAAAGACGCGAACGTGAATCTGAAAGCGATTGTACAGAAGGCGTTTAACGTCAATGCCGAAGGCAAAATCAATGTCAAACGCGTATTGGAGTTGCGTACCCTCAAAATCGAAGACGAAAAATGGCAGCACGCCATGCAAGCTCTTTCCGACAGCCTGCACGTCCAAACCAGCCGCGAATATATCCGCTTTTACGAACGCAACGACGAAACGGACGAGTATGAACTGATTAATTTGGATTTTGCGAAGGTGTGAACATGGCGACGGTAAATATCCTCATCAGCGATCAGTCGGGCGGCCTGTTTGTCAAGCTGACTTCGGACGAACCGATGCCGAAGGATGACGAAGACGGTGGCAGCATCGCCCAAAGTGCAGGCCTTTTGTGTCTGGCCATCCTTAACCGAGAAATTCGACAGGTAACCGGCAAAGAGCTGGAGTTAGTCAATATCCAATAAACCGCGCGGCACGGTCTGCCGTATTTAAATCTAAATAGGAGTCAAAAAGTGAATAAATCCGAATTAATCCAAGCCATCGCCGATGAGGCGGAATTGAACAAACGCGATGCGGCAGAATTTGTCGATGCGTTTATCAGCGTGGTAACGCAGACGCTGAAGGACGGCAAAGACGTTACGTTGGTCGGCTTCGGCTCGTTCCACACCGCCCAATCTGCCGAGCGCAAAGGCCGCAACCCGAAAACGGGCGAACCGCTGACCATCGCGGCACGAAAAACGCCTAAATTCCGTGCAGGCAAGGCGTTGAAAGAAGCGGTGAACCGTTAAAGCCGCTGATGTTTAAAAGGTCGTCTGAAGAGATTCAGGCGACCTTTTTTGCGTCCTTTCGTTTTAGTTGCACTGCGCAAAAATCCCGAATAGAATATCATTATTTATTGATTTTCTTGAAAAAAGTGAAACGTTGTTTCACTTTTTTGAGGTTCTTAGGGGGCTGGAAATGGAAACCCGTGCTCAGAAAAAACAGCGGTTGATACGGCTCATCCATGTGGCCAAAACCCAGTTGATGATGGACGATGGCGAATACCGCGCGCTGCTCGCCAACCTGTCATGCGGCAAGACGAGCAGTACCAAGTTATCGGTCGAGGAGTTGGAGCTTGCCGTACGGGCGATGAAGATGCGGGGTTTTGTGGTTACCACAAAAGCGCAGGCGACATCAAGCAAGCCTGATTTGCCGGTGCATATGCCAAACCGCATGATGGAGGCGCAGGTCAAAAAGATACGCGCGCTTTGGTTGGAGCTGCACCATTTGGGCGCAGTGCGAAGCCCGTCTGAATTGAGCCTGGCTCGATTTGTCAAACGCATGACGGGCATAGATTATCATGGATGGTTAGGGACTGATGACGCGATACGGGTCATCGAGCATTTGAAGAAGTGGAAAGTGAGGGTGGAAAATGGCGGACAACAGAGTGCCTGAGCTGGTGGCGGACTTGGAAGACCAGGCGGTCGCCTGCTTGATGTCGGTATTGCCGATGGAGCGGCAGCAGGCGGTCGAGGTATCTAAAAAGCTGTCTCATCATCTGACCAGCAACTGGGGCGGGCAGTTGATTTATTTCCCCAAAAACCTTTTGGGCAGGGTATCCGAGCGCGACCTGAAGATTTATAAGGAGTTTAACGGCAAGAATCATGTGGAGCTTGCCCGCAAATATGATTTGACCGTTCAGCACATCTACCGCATCGTCAAGGAGGTCGGGATGGCGGAGCGGGCAAAAAATCAGGGAGATTTGTTTGTGTGATTACCCGATTTATTCAAGATAGCGGTCAGGATTTGTCCTGACCGCTTTTTTAGCGCATTTGTCGGCTTGGATAAGGGTTTGCCTATCCCAATGGTAAAACGCGCTAAAAACGCGATTTTAACGCCTTTTTGAACAATCATTCTTTAAGCCGCATTAAAAGCGGTTTCAGACGGCCTTTGCCACAATAGCCTCATTCATCCGATGAGGCTTTTTTATGTCTTACGAAATTTTCCGTGCAGGGACGCGTACCGATGCAAACGGCAATACGGTAACGATTACCGAGGCCGACCTTGCTGCCGCTGCCCAAGCATATGACCCGAAGGTGCATGAGGCTCCTATTGTGGTCGGGCATCCCAAGGCAGATGCGCCCGCCTACGGCTGGGTCAAGTCGCTTGGTGTGCAAAACGGCGTGCTGACGGCGGACTTTGCCCAAGTTGATGAAGGCTTTGCGGATTTGGTTAAAGCCGGACGATATAAAAAAGTGTCGGCAAGTTTTTACCCGCCAACCAGCCCGAACAATCCTAAACCGGGTGTTTGGACGCTACGCCATGTCGGCTTTTTGGGCGCGCAACCGCCCGCAGTCAAGGGTTTGTCCGCCATCAGTTTTGCCGAGGGCGAAGTTTATGTCGAGTTTGCCGAAGACGCACACCTTCAGACAGCCTCGTTATTAAGCCGTTTCAGAGACTGGTTTATCGGCCGTTTCGGTCTGGAAGAAGCCGATAAAGTGCTGCCTGACTGGCAAATTGAGGCAATTAAAGAATTGGCTGCCGTGCCTCAAACCCATGCGCCTGCCGAATTTACCGAATCACCCCCACCCCCAGAAAACCATGAAAACAAGGAGACCCCTATGTCGCTGGAACAAGAGCTTGCAGCCGAAAAGGCCGCCCGCGAAGCTGCCGAGAAGAAGGCCGCCGAATCGCAAGCGGAATTGAAAAAGCTGCAAGACGAGCAGCATACCGCCCTGCGCGATGGTGCGCATGAGCAGAATGCCGAATTTGCTGAAAGCTTGGTTAAAGAAGGTCGTCTGAAACCTGCCGACAAGGATTTGGTCGTCAAGGTTTTGGATTTTGCCGAATACCCTGACGACGTAACTGCCGACTTCGGCGAAGGCAGTAAGAAGCAGCCTTTGTCTGCTGCGCTGCGTGCGTTTTTTACTGCCGTGCTGCCCAAGCAGATTCAGGGCGGCGAGATGGCTAAAGGTGAAACGCCGTCGGGATTGGCGGCAGACTTTGCCGAAGCGTCGGACCCGGAAGCCTTGAGCCATCACCAACGTGCATTGGCATTGGCGGCGAAGGAAGGTATCCCTTACGAAGAGGCTGCCCGCCGTACTATTGCTTAAATCATCAACCCGTCAAATGCGACGATGTCGTCGCATTTGACCTAAAAAAGGATAAAACATGAGTGCATCTCATTTGCGCGGCCTGCGCGGCCAGCTTGATCCGGTTTTGACCAATCTCGCACTGGGCTACAAGCAGGCGGATTTTATTGCCGAGAAAATCTTCCCGGTGGTGTTTACTGAAAAAGAAGGCGTGCGTGTGCCGGTGTTCGGCAAGGGTTCGTTTGTCGAGTATCAGACCGAACGTGCGGTCGGTGCGGCATCGAATGTGATTACGCTGGACTCGCCAAGCTTTATGCCGGTCGTGTTGGAAGAGCATGATTTGGCCGCCGGTGTGGATTACCGCGAACAAGCAGAATCCATATACGACGAGCGCGCCAAGGCAACACGCCGTGCGGTCAAGGGCGTACAGCTGCGTCAGGAAATCGAAACTGCCGCCCTCCTGCAAAACAAATCGGCTTATCAGTCCGGTTTCAGCAAAGACTTGGCCGCCACCCAAAAATGGAGCGATAAAAACTCTGATCCGTTGGCAGACATCGAAACCGCCCGCGAAACGGTGCGTGCCGGCTGCGGTGTACGCCCGTCGGTGCTGGTGGTCGGTGCAAGCGTGTTGGCGGCATTGAAACGCCACGAGAAGCTCATCGGTGCGCTGGGTGCAAACGAACGCAAGTCCCTGCTCACGGTCGAGCAGCTGAAAAATCTGCTGGAGCTGGACGACATCATCGTCGGCGAGGCGGTATCTACGCCTGCCGCCAATAAGGCCACCCAAGATATTTGGGGCAAATTCGCCAGCCTGATTGTGCGTCCGCATACGGCTTCCGGCGGCAATGACGAGGGTGAGCCGAGCTTCGGTTATACCTTCCGCCGTCGCGGTATGCCGGTAGTCGACCGCTACGAAGAAGTCGGCGGCAAGGTGGAATACGCGCGCTATACCGACATCCGCAAAGCGGCGGTGGTCGGCGGTGCATGCGGTTTCCTGTTCGAAAACGCGGTTGCTTGATAAGTAAAAGGGGGGCTCGCAGGGGAGCGACAACACACGCGGGGGGGGAAAAAAAAGCCCGCGAAGGTCATTTTTTTGTGGGTCCACCCGCCCCTAAAGCGGCCGCTGTAATCCACACAGACTTTGAAAAAGGCTTCATCCGTGCA